CCGTCGGTCCGCTGCCGGAGACGCCGTTGAGGATGGCCGAGGCCTTCTCGCTGGCGTTCTTGCGGGTGAACGCCTTCAAGCGGTCTTCGAGCTCGAGCACCTTGCGGTCCCGGTCCTCGTCCCGCTTCTCGACCTCGAGGGCGTCGATGGCCGCCGACTTGGCCGCGATCTCGCCTTCGAGGGTGTTCACCCTGTCGAGGGGCATGTGTGGGTCGGCCGCGAGTTCGTCGGCGATCGCCTTGATCTCCGCACGGATCGCTTCCGCCCGTTCTGAATAGTCCACGAGGAACTCCTGTCTAGAAGTCCTCTTTAGCGAGCGTCAGAGGGTCTTGAGCCGCGCCTGCGTTGCCGCGATGCGGGCTTGTAGATGAGCCCTCGCCGAGTCCTCGCCACCTTGCGGCAGGTCAGGACCAAGGTCAGGAAGGTCCGCGAACAACTGGTCGTCCGCGATACCGGCAGAGAGGAAGTCGGCCGCCGCCTTCGTCGGGATGATCCGGGCGAAGGGGTTGGCCGGGGTGGGGGTGAGGGTCTGTTCGATATGCGGCCACGTCAGGATCTCGCCGGTGGTCGCCTTGCGAACGAGATGTCCGAGCGCACCCGACGAGCCGTAGACCTTGCCGGCCGCGAGCATCGCCGACACCTTGTCCCAGAACCGCGACGAGCGGTCGAGCCACATCGTGGCCCACCAGCCATCGTCCTGCTTCTCGAGGTCGTCTTCGGTGCCCATGACGGTGTCCTTGAGGGCGTGGTCCTGGCCGTGCTGCCAGATGACGGGGCGTGTCGGGAACCAGTCGGCCTTGATGTCGGTCCGCGGCGAGAAGTATTCGCCGTCGAGGTCCTTGCCACCCTTGAACGGGCCGCCGAACGGGATGGCGAGGACGCGCCACTTGACGCTCGTGAGCTGCTCGGCCTTGATCGGGTCCATGTCTCGCCTCGTTAGGTGAAGGTCAGGAGGTCGTCGTCGTCGAAGTACGGCTCTTCGGGTGGCAGCGGGCGCAACATGACCCGCCGCCGACCGCCCTTGCCGCCACGTCCCCCGCTCGGGGCGCAGACCGAGGCATCGAAGTAGGTCGGGTCGAAGTCGCAGCCGTCGAAGTACATCAGGTGTTCGCCGTGTAGGAGACGATGATGCCGACGAGGTTGACGACGCCGACGTAAGTGTCAGCCGCGTCCGCGCCGATGCGCTGGAGTTCGATCATGAACAGGTCGCCTGCCGCTGCCGGGGTCAGGGTCGTCGAGGTGGCGGTGTCATAGACGAGCACGGCGATCGTCCGCGCCGCACTGGAACCGGTGAATGCCACCGTCGTCCCGGCGGCCGTGACCGTCACTCCAGCGGCGAGCGTCTTGCAGGTCATCGACCAGCGGACCGTGTGCGCTACCCCGTCGGTCGCGCCAGGCGACCAGACCGGCTGGATGGTGATGACGCCCGATGCCCAATCGGCCGGCACCTCGAACGTCCAGAAGGCGCCCTGTGTCGCGGCATCGGCGTAGGCCACCGCGCCCAGCAGGTTGGCACTGGCGCCGAGGTTGACCGCCGTCGCCACGTCGAGCTTGGCGACCGCTGCGGTGAGGAGGAACTTGTTCGTCGCGGTCGCGCGGGCGTGCTTGTGGTCCGTCATCGACGCGGCCGGACCGGTCCCCGTCGCCGCCGCGTCGCCTCGTGCGGACGTCGATGGGGTACCGGCCCCGGTCGCATGGACGTGATCCGAGCGGGACGGGGTGGCCGCAGCGCCACCCGACGATGTTCCGACAGCAGCAGCCGTCGCGCCGAACGCCTCGCGGCCATGGACATGGTTGGTCATCGCCGCAGCGGGCCCAGCGCCGGTAGCGGCCACGTCCCCGACGGCCGAGGTGGTGGGCGTGCCTGCTCCGGTGGCGTGGACGTGGTCGGAGCGCGATGGGGTGGTGGCTGCGCCGGCGCTCGACGTCCCGACCGCCGCCGCCGAGGCGCCGAATGCCTCCCGACCGTGAAGATGGTCGCGCCTTGCTGTGACCGCCGCGGATCCTGCCGCCGCTGCATCGCCGACCGCGCTGGTGGTCGGCACGGTGGCATCGAAAGCGACGATGGTGGCATCCGAACGGATGACCGTTGCTGCCACGCCCGCACCAGCCGCCGTCCCGAGGACGATGGCCGGGGTCGCGAATGATGGCGCCGGGTTGGCGGGCATTCCGTGCTTGTGGTCGATGTTGGCGGGCTTGGTCCCCGTCCCGTCGGCCGCCGCATCGCCGAATGCCTGTGTCGAGGTGGCCCCGGTGCCGGTGTGGTCGGTCTGGGTATGGCTCTGGGCGTGGTGCTGGTTGGCCGTGACGCCCGAGAGGTCGGTATGCGCCAACGAGACGACGTGCGAGTCGGCCGCCTCGTATTCCGTGCCGGTCAGCAGCGCCCCGGACTTGGGCTTGTGCGTGACAGCCATTTAGCCGTCCGTCTCGACGTCCAGCGTCTCCTCGATCTGGCCGAGCTTGTTCCGTGAGACCTTGCGCGAGGTGACGCGGTCGGGCATCCCGATGATGCGCATCTCAGCCGGCGTGTTCACCACGACCGGCTGGGCCTTGACGTTGATGACGGGCGCCTTCTGCTCGGGGACGTGGACATCGACTTGCGTTCGCTCAATGTTGACGATCGGGGTGGGAGACTCCGGGACATGGACGTCCACTTGGATGGGCGTTGCCTCCACGGTCACCTGAGCCGGCTCGACGGTCACGTTCGGCGCCGTGACATGGACGTCGGGCGGGTGATTGGTCACGAATACGTCCGGAACGTGGACATCCGGCGCGTTCGGCTGCTGGTTGGTGATGTACAGCGGGGCTGGCGCAGCCACAGGACGTTCGATCATGGCCTTGATGGTGTCGAGCAGGGCTAGGACGGTCGGGTCGGGCTTCGGCTCGTGGTATGCCTTGTCGACGACTGGGGACCAGACGAGCGTCCCGTTCGGGTGATCGTCGATCGCTGCCGCCTCGTCGATGCTGAACTCCTGTCCATCTCGGGCGGCGCACTCGTCGTCCTGGTCCCCGTCATAAGCGAGGAGCGTGGTGACGCCGAACTCGCCGTATCCCGTGACCGTGGCGCGGTTATAGGAGAGCATCGTCTCGGTCCGGGCGATCGTCTCGGCGCGGTTGTCCGACCAGACCTCGACGCCGTTGTCCAGCCCCGCTTGCCCGACACCGCGGAAGCCTTCCTCAGGCACGCCGTCGATGAGTTGCGGGATGCTGTAGCCGCGTCGGGTGCCCTCGGCCAGTTCGACCGTGAGCGCCTGGAGCGTGCGATCGTTGATGTCCTTGATCCGCTGCCCGCCGACCGTCAGCAGGTCCGCGATGACGGCGTTGGTGGCACCCTTGAAGATGATGCGCCCGAGGTTGTCGGCGACCGCCTGCAACCCGCCACGTCCGACGTCGGCGTAGATCTCGCGCATGGTCGCAGTGAGCTCGCGGTCCTCTTCCTCGGCGTCCCACCACGTCGGCTCGGCCTTCATCCGCTCGGCCTTGGCGGCGGGGAGGCTGGTCCGCATCTTGCCCGTGACCCGCTGCTTCTGGTCGGCGAAGAACCGCTGGAGCCGTGCATGCGCTCGGGTCGTGGCGGGCTCTGTGACCGCATCTCGCTCGGTCACGGCCGACTTCGCGGCCTTGGGCATGGCCGGCATGGCTGGAGCGGTTGCCACCGGCATCGCGACTCGGCTGCCATCCTGCGCCGTCTGGTCCTGCGTTGTCACGGTCGGCACGACTGGCGGTGCGGGCTCCGCCCACTTGATCCCGTCAAGGCCGAGGATGTCGATGGTGCTCTTCGCATCGAAGCCAGCTGCGGTCATGGCATCGAACGCTGCGACCTTCTGGATGAGCGATGAAGCGTCGTCGAGGTTGGGTTCCTCGATATCGAAGTCGAGGCTGGTCCCGGTGATGGCCTCATACAGCGCCACGACCTTGGTCTGGATGGTCTCCTCGAGCATCTCGACCCGAGGATGGATGGTGCCTTCCCAGTAGTCCTTGCGGTCCTCGCGCCGCGTCTCGCCCGAGTTCAGGCCGCCCGGAGTCGGGACGCCGAGCATGTACGGGCTGATGGGGAACGCGGTCAGGATGTTGTCGCGGTTGAGCGTTGAGAGCTCGGGGATGCCGATGTCCTTGGGATCCGCCGCGCCCGAGGTCCATTCCATCGGCTCGGGGAAGAGCAGCAGCCGGCGCGCGGCGTTCGGATCGGAGG